AATACAGTTAGTTTGGATTATTGTTTTGCTTGTTTTAATTTTAATTTTTAAATAAGATGGAAGAAGCTAAATTAAATGAAATTCGTGATAAAATAAACAAGATTTTAGAAGCAGAAGATTGTGTATTAGTTCCCACTCTAACAATAGTTGGTAATCAGATTTTACAGCAAATTCAAATAGCCCCAAAACCAAAAAAATCAACAATAATTAAACCAGATAATAAAATAAAACTATGATTATATTAGGATATTTTCTTATAATTTTAGGGGTGCTTTTAGTCAGTCTCAGTTTAATTGGGTTAGTATTTGTAGCGAGTTTAGGGTTTATGACTGAATTAAAACATTTTTTAGGCATTCTTAAACAAAAATCAAGAAAATCAAAGGCAGAAATTATTGACCCAATCAGCATAGAAGAAATTTTTGATAAACAAGAAGAGAAAAAAGATGATTAGACCGCTAAATAATTATATTTTTGTTAAATTGGTAAAATTAGAAGAAACGACAAAAAGTGGTATTATAATACCCTCTGATGTGAGTGAAAGTAATGAAAGTGTAATGCGTGGTGATATTATAAGTTCAGCGGTAAAAGAAATAAAAAAAGGCGACAGGGTGTTATTTAAAAAATACTCACCAGACGTATTAGTAATAAATCAAGAAAGGTTTAGTATTGTGGCGGAAAAAGATATTTTGGCAAAGATAGAAAATGATGAAAAAGAATTAATTAAAATTGAACAGGATTTTGAAGCCGATACTTTACAACCTTCAAATCCTAAATTTAAAAAGAGATATAAGTAGTTTGTATTTTTAACTGCCAAATTTATCTGGTTGAAATCTTCCTTACGAGGAAGCAGTTATAAACTGACTGGATAATTTTTGACAAATTTTCTTTTCCCGCTTACCCAAGTTTTGTTATTTTTTTTGGGTTGGCGGTTAAGAATATAAGCTAATATTAGGTAAAATATTATGGCGACCGCTAAACAAAGAAATGCTGCTATTTTAACAATGGAAAACATAGGTAATGAAAATCCTCTTACAGACAAGGAAATTATGGCTAAATCTGGGTATGGTGAGGTGATACAAAACCAGCCAAAACAAGTTAAACAAAGTAAAGGATTTCAAGAAGTGCTTGAAGAAATGTTGCCTGATAGTAAGTTATATAAACGACATAATCAATTATTGGATAAAAAGGAATATCATAATAAAGTTGATAAAAATGGTTTAGTAAGAAAAGTAAAAACTGATGAGATAGATTCGGTAGCAGTAAGTAAAGGTCTGGATATGGCTTATAAACTTAAAGGTAGATACATTGAACAAAGAGTGATAACTGGTGAAGTGAAGCACGAAATAACACAAGATACTCAAAATTTTGCTGAAATACAAGCTATTAGGTTAAAATACGAGGAAGAACTTAAAAAGCTATTAACTCAACCGCAAAATGAATGAATTTAGAAGATATTTCAATTCACGCTTGGATACAAGAACATCAAATTAAAACAGAGAAAGGATTACCGATTAATTTTAATGAGCATTTTTTCTTATTTGACCCTTATACAGATTTTACTCCCACACAAGTAATATTAAAAGCCGCCCAAATTGGTCTTAGTTCTTTAGAAATATTAAAAGCATTCTACATAGCCAAAAAGAAAGGTGTTGATATTATTTATACTTTGCCTACTGATGCTGATGTATCTGTATTTGTTGGCGGTAAAGTTAATCGCTTTATTAGACAAAATCCTATTTTACAAAGTTATACTCAAGACAAGGATAGCGTAGAACAAAAGAAAGTTGGCGAAGGAATGATATATTACCGAGGCACATTTACAAAAAGAGCTGCTATCTCTGTGACTGCTGATGTTTTAATACACGACGAGGTAGATTTTTCTGATCAAGAAATTATTGGAGATTATGAATCCCGTTTACAGCATAGCCAATATAAATATAAATGGTATTTTGGTCACCCGTCAGCACAAGGTATAGGAGTAAGTGCTATTTGGGAAAATAGTGACCAAAAGCATTGGTTTATTAAATGTAAAGGTTGTGGTAAAGAACAATATTTAAGTTGGCCAGAGAGTATAAATCAGGAAAAACAAGTATTTCAATGTAAACATTGTTTTAAGGAATTGACTCAAGAAGAACGCCGAATTGGTAGATGGGTTAAAAAGTTTAAAGACAGAAAAATATCAGGGTATTGGATTTCTTTATTAATGGCATCTTGGATTACTGCTAAAGAAATTATAGAAAAGTTTAATACAAGTACAGAAGAATTTTTTTGGAATCGTGTTCTTGGATTGCCATATGTAGGATCTGGTAATAAAGTAAATGAACAGGATATTTTACAGAATCTGACCGAAGAAGTAAATGAACAAAAAGGCAGAATAGTTATAGGAGTAGATACTGGCGAATGGCTAAGGTTTGTTGTTGGGAATCAGAATGGTCTATTCTATTATGGGCAGACCAAAGAATATAAAGATATTGAAAGTTTATTAGATAGATTTTCAATGTCTATTGCGGTATTTGATGCTGGCGGAGATATAATCGGTTCAAGACAAATTAGGGAAAAATATGCTGGTCGGGTGTTTTTGTGCCATTATTCTCAAGACCGTAAGACAATGCAGTTAATTCGTTGGGGCGAAAATGATGAGGCGGGTAATGTAATTGTAGATAGAAATAGAGTAATTCAGCTTGTTATTGATGAATTTAAGTCAAAGCGTATCCCCCTACAAGGAACAACTGCTGATTGGTGGGATTATTGGCTACATTGGTCACACATTTATCGGGTAGAAGAAGAAGATAATTTAGAAGTGCCAAAACGTAGGTGGATGCGTAGTGGTCGTGATGATTGGGTTCACGCTACTGTTTATTGGCGGGTTGGAATGGATAAATTTGGTAAAGGTCAAGGAATTATAATATCAAGCAGTGAATTAAACATTAAAGAATCTTTTGAAGTGCCACCTGATAACCGAGTTAAGTTTCCTTCTATTAAAAAGTTAATAATGCCAGAAAAACAAAATGATTGGCGTAAAACTTGACAAAATACAATTTTTGATGTATACTATAAATAGTGATGAGATAAGATGTCAAAGTTGCGGAGCTCTTTTAGGTAAAATGTTAAAATTTACACAAGGTCATATTCAAATAAAATGTCACAGATGTAAACAGTTAAATGATATTAGAATTATATAATTAGCCGCTTGTCTTAGAGCGTTATCTAAGCACTACTTGTCCAAAGGTCGTCAGTTGCGAAACTGGGACAAGCTACCAATTATATAATCCCTTAGAGGACAAGAGAGTCATTGAACTCCTATATTTTAGGAGTTTTTAATTATGGGAATATTTAATAATCTAAAATCATATTTTTCTTTGTCTTCTGACATTAATAAGTTAAAAAAAGAAGACACTCAAGAAATGGGAGTAATTTCTGATACTTTACCAGAACTTACTCTTGATATGACTGATGAAGAGCTTTTAGCTTTGGCTCGGGCTTGGAAAATCAAATGGGATTCAGCCAGTAAAGAACTTATAAAAAAACAGGAAGATAATCAAAATTATTGGTTAGGTAAGCAATATAGTGATGTTGAGGAAGCACAAGAAGAAAGACCACTTGTTGATAATCTTATATTTGAATCTATTGAAACATTTTTGCCAGTCGCAGTAAAACAATCACCAGAGCCAGTGGTAGAAGTAGATGAAACTCCAGAAGGCGAAAAACTTATTAAGTTAATAACTAGCCGATTAAGATTTTTATTTGATAACTTGAAAATTAGATTAAAAGTTAGGCAAGCTGTTAGATTTTGGGCTTTACATTATTTCGGTGCTTTGAAAGTTGGTTGGAATATGATTGATGATGAGATAGATGTTCAAAATATTAAAAGTAAGAATTTAATTTTAGACCCAGACGCTCAAATTGTTGGAGGTAAATATTGCGGAGAATTTTTAGGAGAAATTAAAAAAGAACCAGCCAGTAATCTTTTAAAGCGTTTTCCTAATAAAAAGTTATTTATTGAAGGACTTTGCGGTAAAGAAGGTCAAGGAACAACACTTCAATATATTGAATGGTGGACTGATGAAGCTGTTTTTTGGCAACTTAAAGGCGAAATATTAGATAAAATAAAAAATCCTCATTTTAATTACGGAACAGAAGAAGTAATTGTAAAAGACATCTCTGCTCTTGAAGTGACAGACAGCGATATTCAACCGGAACAGACAGAGACGGTAAAAAAGTCAGGTCAAAATCATTTCAAAACACCTCGTATTCCTTACTCATTTTTGACTGTTTATAATTTATTAGAACATCCTTGGGACGATACTTCTTTAATTGAACAAAACTTAGCTTTACAAGACCTCATAAATAAACGGCAAAGACAACTTGATATTAACATTGATGATATAAATGGCGGTTGGATAGTTAGTGGAGATTCTGGCTTAAATAAAGAACAAGCAACCCAATTTATAAGAACAGCCCGTAAAGGCGGTGGACTTTATATTTCTACTGGTAATCCTAATAATGTTGTGGCTAAAATCGTTGGTTCAGGTTTGCCAAGTGATGTTTATAATTCTTTGGTAGATTATCGTAACGAGCTTAGGGGTGTATTTGGCGTGACAGGTATAATTCCACAAGGTATTCAAAACGAAAGAACAGTAAGAGGAAAGATTATAACCCGTTCAGCAGATATTGACCGTATTGGCGGTGGGATTGCTGAATGTATAGAGCAGTTTGTTGATTATACATACAATTTGATAATTCAAATGATGTATGTTTATTACACAGAACAGAGAAAATGGACTTTTATTGAAGACGGGAAGAATGTTCCAATGACACTTGATAATCAAATGTTTGCTGATAAAAACATTTTAGTTAGCGTTAAGGAAGGTAGTTTGCTACCAAAAGACAGCTTAACTCAGCGTAATGAAGCTATTGATTTGTGGTCAGCTCAAGCTATTGACCCACTAACGCTTTATGAAAAACTTAGTTTGCCAGACCCTAAAAAAGCATTTGAACGACTTATAAATTGGCAATCTAACCCCACTGGTTTATTACAAGGGACACCAGTCACAACGCCTCAACAATCGCAAGATGTAATTAATCAAATACCAATACAATAATGTTTACACAACAAAAAGCCAAAAAAATTCTAAGTGAAAAAAATCCAACTCTTCACGGACAACCAATAACTAAAAAACAGCGTGGTCTGTTAGGGGCTATTGCTGGTGGTAAAGCTAATCAATTAAAAGTATTAAAGAAAAAATATAGATAAAAAAATGCTTGCTCCCTACAAAAGAGCAGAAATTAAAGACCCAAGAAGTGTTGGTCTCCAATTAAAACATATACCAGTAAAGGATAAGGCGTCTTTAAAACAAAGCAGAAAAAAGCTTCCAAATAATATCAAGATGCAGTTAAAAGCATTAGAAAAATCATTAAAAAAATAGTATGGCTAAAAAAGAACAAATGTCAAAAGTGATGGAATTAGAAAGACCGAAACCATCAATTATGCTTACAGACAAAGAAGTCCCTGAATTAAAAAATTGGGAAGTCGGCAAGACATATCCATTAAGTTTTAAAAAAGCAAGATTGAAGTCAATTCGGGAATCTTATGAAGATAAATCAATTTTAGAAGCAAATTTTGAAATAGAATAGGTGCTAATAAAGGGGATTCACCTAACCCACAATTAAAAATTTATGTTAGAACAAGAAGATGGTATCTTAAAAGAAGGCGAAAGCATTGATAATAAAACTGATGAAGAATTTCTAAAAGATAAGGAAGAGGAAACTTCCTCCGAATCATCAACGGAAATTAAATCAAAGGAAAACGCTACAGCTGGCGAAAAAGCTGATAACATTCCTTTCCATAAGCATCCTCGTTTTCAAGAGGTAATTGCTCAAAAAAATGAGTTGTTTGAAAAAAACAAACTTTTGGAAGAGCGTTTGTCCCGTTTGGAACAAACAAAAATACAAGAAGAAATACCATTGCGTCCCGATTGGTTTACTAAGTTATACGGTGAAGATGATGATGCTTGGGGACTTTACTATCAAAATGAAGTTCAAAGAGAAAAAGAGAGAGAAGAACGAGTTTATTCCCGTATCAAAAAAGAAACCGAGGAAGAACAATCAAAAATGTCATTAGCCGAAAAAGAAGCTAATGATTATATCGAAAATTCTATTCAAGACCTTGTTGATGAAGGTAATAAATTTGACCGTAATGAATTAGTTTCTATTATGAAAGAATTTACTCCTACTGACGAGAATAACAATTTAGATTTTCGTAAAGGTTTAAAGATTTTACAGCAAATCAAAAAACCCAACACAGAAAAGATAACAGCTCGTAAAGAAGTGGCTTCCTCTACTGTTTCACAAACTAAAACAATAGGCGGTGAAAAACCATTTGGAACTTCTATCAATTTACGCAATAAAAGTTTTTCTTCTTTAGCTAACGATGATTAATAAATATAAATATGGCAAATAGATTAACAACAACGACTAATGATCGTTTATTGCCTAAAGTAGTAGATACTACTTTAGGTAGCAATGTTTTGGCTACCAGAGTATTAAAAAATGCTCAAAAATGGATAGGAAAACAAATTGAAAAAAGTATTAAAATTTCAAAAAATGACCAAGGCGGTTCTTTCAATGGTTTTGATACTTTTTCTACTACTGCTGTTGATACTCGCAACAAATTAACTTTTGACCCAAAGTTTTATGAAATTCCAGTAGTAATTAGTTTAACTGAGCTTTCTACTAATCGAAGTGACCCGAATGCTATTGTTGATTTGGCAGCTATTGAATTAGCTTCAACAGCTGAAGATATGGCTGATGACATTGGGACTATTTTTTATGGTGATGGGACTGGTAATAGTTCAAAGGATTTTTTGGGCTTGGAGGCAATTGTTGATGATGGCACTAACGCTGCTACTTATGGTGGTTTATCTCGGGCTACTTATACTACACTTAATTCAACCGTCACTGCTTCTGGTGGCACTTTGACGCTGTTAAAAATGGCGACACTTTATAATTCAATTAGTTCTGGTTCTGTTAATCCAACTTTAGGACTGACTACAGAGGCTATTTTCAGTTATTATGAACAACTTTTACAACCACAAGAACGCATTGCCAAGACAGTATCAGAAATGAGAGGGGTAATGACTGGTGGAACTGGTTTTACTGGTCTTTATTATAAAGGTTTTCCAATTTTAGCTGATGAGAAATGCACCTCTGGCGTGCTTTATTTTGTTAATGAGGACTTTTTGGAATGGCGTGCTTTACCAATGGCAGAAACTACTCCAGTAAACTTCCGTGTCACAGATATTGAAGGCAATGACTACACTAATGTGGGTGGTTTGGGCTTTAGCTGGTCTGGTTGGATTAAACCAATAAATCAAGCCAGTTTAATTGGTCATATTTACTTAGGCGGTGAACTTTGGTCATCTAATCCAAAACGCCACGGTAAATTGACTGGTATTACTGGTGTTTAATTATTAACTCACTCTTGACCTCGCTTTGACGGGGGAGAGTAAAAGGAGAAAATTATGGGAAGAGTAAGAGATTACATTCCAGCCCTTAGATACGGACACAAAATATATCCAGAAGATATGATACAAATGTTTAGTCCATTATCAAGTGGTAAAGTTATTTATGTGGATGGTGATAAAAGTAGTGGTGGTTCAGGGACTACTTGGGATGATGCTTATACTTCAATTCAAACAGCCGTCACGGCTGCTTCTGCTGGTGATGTTATTTTAGTAGCCGAACGCACAATTACAGCATTATCAACTGACCCAATTAGTTATGCTGAAACTATTATTATTCCTAATACTAAACCACATTTATCAATTATCGGTGTAAGTCGTGGATTGACTCAGGGTGGTCTTCCACAAATTAAAATTGGGTCTGGCACAACAGCGATGATTACTGTTAGAGCTCCAGGATGTTTAATTGCTAATTTAGGCATTAATGGTGCTTCTTCTACTGGTGGCGGAATTCTTTTAGATGATGATGGCGGAACTTCAAAAGTAGCTTTTGGCACTACCATTATCGGCTGTCATTTTAAGAATTGTAAAGCACACGCTACAAATGGAACTCTTGGTGGCGGTATTTATACTTCTTCAGCTGGTGGTGCTTGGCAAACTCGCATTATTGGAAACGTGTTTTACAAAAATGTTGGCGGTATCGTAGTTGTTGGAACTGGGACTTCTGTTCCACAGGACTGGATTATTGAAAATAATGTATTCGGTTCTTCAGCAGAAGGAGCAAGTTCTGAAACCGATGTTGATATTTATGTTGGTGGTTCTGGTGTTAAGGGTCTTTTAATTCGTAATAATGACTTTTTGACACCTGACGTTCCAACTTTAGCATCTGGTTCAGTTGGTAGATATATCTCTTTAGCGACTGGCACTGTTGGTATGGTATCTGGTAATAGTTTTTCTTGTCTGGTTAATCCTGCGGCTACAGAAGTGACTTTTGGTGCTACTGGAACAGCAGGTATTATTCCTACTACTGTCCGTCTTGCTAATAATTGGGGTGAAACAAGTTCTACCACAGAAAGATGCTGGGTTAACAGAGTTTAATTTTATGTCAGATATAAATTACAATAATTTTACTGGTGAATATCAAGATAAACCATTTAATGCTTGTGATTATAATAAATCAGTAAAAAAATCATCAAAAAAAGATAATAAGAAAAAATCTAATAAATCTAAAAAGTAATTAGCAAAATTATGTCTAAATTGTATAGTTATTTTGGTGCGGCTGGTGATGTTTGGGAAAATTCATCTACACAGCAACATAAACTTGGCACAAAAGCAGAAACTTCCGACGGAAGAATATTCCGTTATGTAAAAGTTGGGGCAGCGGCTCTAGTTCCGGGCAAAGTTTATGATTGTCCTGCTACTGTGGCGAATCATACCAATATTGCGGTCGCATCGGCAGCGGCTATCGGGGCTACTACTGTCACAGTGACTTTAGGGGCTACTGCTGCCACTGCTAATCAATATGCTGAAGGTTATTTAGTAATCAGTGATGCAACTGGTGAAGGTTATACTTACCAGATAAAATCACACCCAGCTGCTGATGCTTCAGCTTCACTTACCTTAACTTTGTCAGACTCAATTAGAGTGGCTCTTACTACTTCTTCTGAAGTCACTTTAATTGCTAATCCATATAACGGGGTTATTATTCACGCTACAACTAAAACTGGTATTCCAGTTGGAGTAGCGGTGCAAGCTGTTACTGCCGCTTATTATGGTTGGGTTCAAAGTAGAGGTGTAACTTCTTGTTTAAGTGATGCTTCAGTTACTACTCTTGGCGATTCTGTAGCTGCTTCGGCTACTACTGCAGGCTCTAATACCGTTGGCACTGGTGTTTTATCACCAATTGGCAATGCTATAACAGCTGGTGTTTCTACTGAATATAGACCTATTCATTTAACTATTGACTAAAAAGTCGGCTTTTAGGGGGTCTTGAGCCATTAATCAATCCCCCTTAGTGGTGCTAATTGACTGCCTCACCAGCAGGTAATTACAAATATATGGAAAATAAAGCAGTATTATTTACAAATATTACTGATAAGGACTTTTACCATACTTGGAATAAAGTGACTTATAAGTTTAAAGCTCACAAATCACAGTATCTTGAATATTATTTGGCTTATCACTTCGCAAAGCATTTAGCTTACCGAGAACTTGGAGCTGAAAAATTTTTGGAGAAAGACATAGTATTTCAAAATTTTATTAATCGTTGTATAAAAACTGGTGATGAGCCAGAAGAATTAGATGAAACAAAACTTCATCAAGATGTATTGAATAAAAATTTGAAACAAGAAATAGTATTTGAAGAATTAAATGAAACTTCTAAGTCCTAATGAAATTAAAGTGAAGAGAAACCTTGAGATTGAGAAACAGGCTCGTGATATTAACACGACCACGAGCCTGCTCAAGGAAAAGAAACTTGAATTGTTTAAATTAACAAATGAATTTGAAGAAAAAAAAGATATTTTTGATAAGCAATTTAAGGAAAATTTTAAAGTTAAAAATGATTTGATTTCAGGTCTTGAAAAAGAAATTAAATCTCTTGAATTGGTTAGAAAAAAATTATTAAAGCCCTTAGATAAAGAAAAACAGGAATTAGAAAAAATTAAGGAGCAAATAGATTTAACAAAATCAGAGGTTTTACAAAAACAGCTAGAATTAGAAAAAAGGGAATCAGATTTAGATAAAAAATTAAGAGATTTTGAACGAGAAAAAAGCGATTTTGTTATATCAAGTTTGCATTTACAAGATTATTCAGTTGAATTTAAAAAACAAGAAAAAATAATAAATAAGGAAAAAGATAAACTATTAGACGAAAAAAGTAGTTTTAATGAATATTCGCTTAAACAAAAGGAAAAAATCAGAAAATTACAAAAAAATTTAAAAGCAAATATAGCTTCTTATAAAGAATTACAAAAACAACTTAACTTAGAATTTAATAATCTTAAAAAAGAAAAAGAACATTTATTCAGTCAGCAACAAACCCTAAAATCTGTGCTAAAGTTAGCTGAAAAGAAAGGAATAAAAATATGAGCATAGAAGGAATTTCACAAGTTCATTTAGCAAATACACCTTCAATCGTCACATCAGCAGGAGATGTATTAGTAGCAAATGTAAATAGGAGAGCTTGGCATATTCAAAATGTTGGAACAAATCCAGTTTTTATTCGTTTAGCAACTGGTGCTTCTACTTCTGTATTTCATTTTGTCTTAAAAGGTGGAACTGGTGATAGTGATGGTAATGGTGGTTCAGTTGGACAAAGTGAAGGTGTTGTTTATACTGGCATTATTTCAATAGCAGGAACAATTCCAAAAGTAGTTATAATGGAATTATAAATATATGAAAATTATACAACCACAAGATGACTTAAACATTCCTGATGTATTACAAAAGAAGATTGATTTAGTAAAACAACAACTCATTGTTAATGAGCAAGAAGTATCTATTTTAAAATCAACTAAAATATCTTTAACCACAGATGTAAATTTTTTAATTAAACAAAAACAGGAATTAGAAATTGACGTAAATAATTTTGCTGATAAATTAAAAGATATTGAAAAACAGCTTAAAGAAAATACAAACCACCT